CGGATGGGCGGAGCCGGAGTGATGAGGCGTTGTTGGAAAAACCCGACAGCCTGCCAGTTGTGTTAAGATAGGCAAGAACAAGGAAAAGACGGAAAAGATGAGGGGGTGGCTCTTGGTCGGGCGGAAACGGAGCTAAACTGGTGGGCTGCTGGTTCGTTCTGTTTAATGGGGTGGTGGGGCTGCGTCCTGCCCTCGTGGAGCTTGATGTCAGTGAGCGTCCGCTCATTGACAGCTAATAAGGCGTTAATGAGGGCTTATCAAGGCCATAGCGAGTGAGTAGGTGGATAGGCGGGTAGGTCGAGGGGTGTGATGGAGTCGGAGTGTGTGTGAGAAAAAAAAGCGAGGTCGGTCGGTGGAATGTTACCACGCCCCCGCCGCCCTCGCCGTCAGGAACCTTACTTACCTCTCTCTCCGTAGAATGAAATTTGAAAAGTAGGGTGGTAAGTCGAAAAATTTGGCAAATAGAATTTGATTAAGATGGTCGAAGTGTTATAATGTGGGATATTGAGTTGGAAATGCGGTTCTATCCTGCAACTGGTTGCAGGATAGCTTTTGATTTTTCACCGGCGATATTGGGTTAAAATTGAGGGTGGTTAGGCCGAAAAACGAGCAAAATTGACGTAAGTCCTTATTCCTTCACTGGCGTATGAACGAAATGGACGAGACAAAAGAAGGCGAAAACAAGGGCAAATATACGGAGTTTGAGCTTCGAGATCGCGGGATAAGCAAGTTCCATGCAACTCAGACTCATGAATGGGCCACGAAGCTCAGCACATACCACGATGAGGGTGTCAAGCGAGCATTCCTGGCTATAAAAAGGAGCCTGAGTTTACTTTGTACGGACGTTGAAGGATATCAATACCACGAACTTGCTCACCAGGCCGCTCAGATAATGATTGATAAGTTTTTGCTACAACGGTGCAAAGGGCAAGATGTTCCGCTCCCGGGCCCGGTGATATCCGAGAGTTCGCTGCAATCGGCACCGGGTGCTGAGCCTAAAGGGGTCCCGAGTATTTTGAAAGCCACGGCAGTAGAGGCTGATTTCACGAAGTGGGACGGCAAGATAGATACAGTCAACGATATCAACTGGATATACAATCACCTTGGGGTGGCCGATGTCAAACCCGAGGACGCTCCCTCCCCGGGTGCATGGGCACATCTTCAATATCACAGGTCCAGCACAGGGGCGATGGCGGAGTTTTTCACAAAGGTCTATCCGCGGCTGATACCATCCAAAAGCGTAATGCAGAAAATGGAAGATAAAGCCCATGATGACGGTCGAACAACTTTTAGCCTCCTCGACCGATTACTCGAGGAGTGCGAAGGAAGTCCGGAGCAAGTACCCGTTTTACAGCTGGGCGATTCAGAACGTCCCAGGCTACAAGACGAAGCGGGGGAATCTACTGTTCAGGAAGAAGTGCCTTGAGTTAGCACTCGAGAACGAGGACTTTGCTGATCAGCTCTGGATAATGTGCGCCAGGGACCTTCTGTTTTTTGTCAACACATTTGTCTTCACCTACGATCCACGGCTGCTGCCTAACATTCCCGAGATACCATTCATCACTTACGAATTTCAGGATGTGGCCTTTGACAGAATCAGGGCCGCCATCGAAAACGGTTATGACCAGCTTACCGAGAAGTCCAGGGATATGGGTGCAACGTGGATGTACTTGATAGTATTTATGTGGATGTTCATGTTTCGCTCTTATGCGGCTTTCCGGCTTCTCTCGAGGAATGAAGATCTGGTTGATAAGGATGAGGACCCTGATAGTCTATTCTGGAAGATATTGTTTGCTTTGGATCATTTGCCAGGGTTCCTGCAGCCCGAAAGAAATTACGTTCACCTTCATATGAAAAATTACGACACCAATGCTACGATAGATGGTTGTACGACAACGAGTGATACAGCTCGAGGCGGCCGGTGTACGGCGTTGTTTCCGGACGAATTCGCTTCCGTCCCGGACGGTGATGGCATGCTTGCATCGACAAGAGACGTTACTCACTGCCGGCTTTTCAATTCGACACATCACGGAGCCGGCACGGCCTTTTATAGATTGAGCCAGGGCTCTATAAGTAAATTGATTTTGCACTGGTCGCTGCATCCGGTGAAGGCCCGAGGGTTGTATTACTCAGAGGACAAAAAACTGATCATGTGTGATAAGAGTTTTCGCGGTGAAGTTGCTATTGGCGAAATAAAATATGACTTCCCGGACAATTATCCTTTCATACTCGATGGCAAACTTCGTTCTCCCTGGTATGACAATGAATGCGCTCGAGCCGTTCACCCGATGGAGATTGCGCAGGAGCTCGACATAGATCCGTTTGCCTCTGATTTTCAGTTTTTTGACGGTCCGATGATTCAGGACATCGAAACAGAAGATGTACGGCCGCCGTTTCACGAGGGCATGCTTGAGTTTGATGAGGACAGTCTGGATGCACTCGAATTTACTGAGGGCAAAAACGGTCCTCTGAAATTATGGATACATCCTGACATGTACGGAAGATTTCCTATGGAGCTGCAAGTCGGTGTCGGCGTGGATATATCGGCGGGTACCGGGGCAAGTAATTCAGCCAGAACATATGTTAATTTGCGGACCGGCGAGAAAATAGCTGAGTATGTCGATCCCTGGATCAAGCCGGAAGCATTTGCGAGGGTTGGAATAGCTTTGAACAAATGGTTTAACAATGCTTTCGAGGTACCCGATGGCGCTGGTCCGGGCAGAACGTATTGTGATGAACTGATATTACTTAGATATCGGAATATTTATTTTAGGCGAGATGAGGTTGGACTGAGAAAGAAAGTTTCAGATAAGCCTGGTGTCTTCTTGAATCCGCGAGAGAAGAAGGCGATTTTCGGGAAATATCGGAGGGCTTTGAAAGAAAAATCATTTATTCAGCGTAGTCACGATGCTAATCAGGAGTGTCTCGCTTATATTTTCACTACCGGAAACAAGATAGAGCATACAACGGCTGTTAAGTCGGTTGATCCATCCGGGGCCGGCGATAGTCATGGTGATCGTTGTGTGGCTGATGCCTGTGCCAATAAGTGTTTAGAGCTGCTTGGTGCGAAAAATCTTTTAGATGTACCTGGGAACAAACCGCGATATTGTTGGGCTGCGAGGAAACGCGAATCGGAGCAAAAAAGGCAAAAAAAGACGGAATGGTGAGATTTTTAATTTTTTTTGCTTGATTTCGCCGAAATATGATTATAAAGTGAAACTTAGCTTAAGCTGAGAAATTGAAGGCAAGTCGGTGCCGACTCATCGACTTGCCTTTTTTTATTGGTATTGGCGAACTTAACTCGAGCTGAAAATGATACTGAGGCCGTGCGGGGCCGCACCCCTTGTACGGCCTTTTTTATTATGCCGAAGGAACGTGAAAGAGAGTTACGCAGGATAGCCAGACGATGAGGCTTGAAAGGCAAGCGAGCCGATGCTTTTGTTTACGGCACAATGGTCAACGAAGGATGGCGTCCGCGGCGAAGAAAAAAGAAGGGACGTAAATGATGGCAAAGGAGAAAAAGGTTTATAAGAAACCGATTTTTGTCAAAAACAAAAAGATGACATTTCCTATGGATATCATAGCCAAGTTCAATGGTGGACGGTTCTGCGTCCAGTGCAGTGGATGTCATGGTTGTAGATAAGTATATTACTTTAAGTATATTACTTAAGCGTACATACATAGGGACAAACGATGGTGGCGTTTAATCCTAAAAGTTCAACTGACATCGAACAGCTTTCGAAGGCTGTCGGTTACAGCCGAAAGTGCATGGAGGTTTTTCGCAAGAACAGGATTGAGATATTACGCCAGCTTGTTGGTAATCATTATTCGAACAGTGGGGCGGATGACAAAGTACCCATTAACCTGCTCGAGCTGGCAATCAATATCTATATGCAGAGATTGGCCGCTCAGTCTCCGCAGGCGGAAGTGACGACAGATTATCCACAGCTTAAAGAAATATGTACCCGCACCGAGATCAGCGGTAATCGGTTTCTTGAGGATATGAAGCTTGGTGATACACTTCAAATGGCGGTCATGGGGGGCATTATATGCCAAGGTGTTATCAAGACGGGTTTGGCCCTCGAAAACGTAGAAAGGGGCGGTGAGACTTATCAAAGTGGCAAAGCTTTTGCTGCTTATGTTTCTCTTGATGATTGGGTACAGGACATGACCGCTTCCGATGATGAAGGCAGTCAGTTCGAAGGCAATTTTTATTATACAACAGTTGATGAAGCGGAAACGATGTTTCCGGATAATAAAGGTAAATTTGAGGAGCTCGATAAGCAAACTCTGGACGGCAAAGACGACAAGGCACATGATATATCAGAAGGCGGTGGGGGTGAACGAGAAGAATTCATAGCGAGGGTAAGGCTTCTTGATATTTATTTACGGAAACAAAAGAAAGTTTTACGTTGTTCTACAAACGATGATGATACTGATCCCATCCGGGATGTTTTGAGTACTATCGATTGGTCCAAACGGAAAAGAGGTCCTTATCACAAGCTTGCTTTTATGAAAATCGATAACAATGCGATGCCGGTTGCACCTGCGATGCACTGGATAGATATCCACGATTTAAGTAATCGCCTTTTCCGTAAGCTTGGACGCCAGGCTGACAGGCAGAAAACAATAACAGGTGTTCAGCAAGGATCGGCTGCTGATGGGAATCGTGTTATAGAAGCCAATGATGGTGACACTATTTCACTGGATAACCCCCAGGCAACAAAAGAATATAATTACGGTGGAATCAAACCTGCATCGCTGGGTTTTCTTGTGATGATTCGGGACCTGTTTAGTTATTTGGCCGGCAATCTTGATGTGCTCGGCGGATTGGGACCGCAATCTGAAACTCTCGGCCAGGACCGGCTGTTATCGGCATCGGCTTCCATGCGAATTCAAAAAATGCAAAAGACAACGATAACTTTTGTCCGGGACATCATTGAAGATATCTTTATGTATATGTGGGAGGACCCGCTTTATAATCCCACTGTAACTAAAAGAGTAAAAGGCTTTGATGATGTTTCAGTTCAGGTGCCGTTCGGTCCAGAGGAGAGGCAGGGAGAATTTATAAGACTCAATATCAAGATTGAGCCTTATTCTATGCAGCATACAACGCCGGAAGCTAAACTGCAGGGATTGCGGACCATCTTCCAGGAATTTGTTGCTCCTTTCCTTTCGATGATGCAGGCCCAGGGAATTTCTATCGATATGGAAATGCTGTTCAGGAAGATAGGCAAGCTCGGGAACATACCCGAGCTGAACGATATCATTGTTTATTCGAATCCAGTACATGAGCCGCAACCGATGCAGCCGGGTAAGCCGGCAACTACTACCCGGCGTTATGAAAGAGTCAACCGTCCGGGAGCTACGAACGCCGGCAAGTCTCAAATACTTCAACAGGCCTTATTCGGCAAGCAGCCGCAAAAAAGCGAAACAGATTCTTTGTTTAGAGCCACAGGTTAGGGGAATATCGTGACTAACGAAACATCAGTTATTATGAGTCCGCTTATCCAATATGGTTTTGCAGGATTCAGCTTGATACTTCTTGGGGTGCTTATATGGCTCATACGCGAGCTGTTGTTGGTATTGAAGGAAAACAACAGGGTTATCGCTGAAAACACTCAGGCAATTAAATCTGTGGACAAAAATACCACCAACACATTCGCGATTATGGTCGAGATTAAAGATGAATTACTGAAACGGCCGTGCATAGCAAAATTTAGCCAGGGATAGATATGCCAGCTTACAGTTACAGATGCAGTTGTGGTCAAAGGCAGGAAGTGAATAGGCCGATGAGCGAAAGCCATCTTCCTGTTTTATGTGATAAATGTTCGTTTGTTATGATGCGAGATTTTAAGACTGATTTCGGCAGGCAGCATTTTGGCGATATTTGGCCGATGGCTTCTTATGCTGCCGGTGTTCATCCGAAGCAGATACCGGAGATGAGAGAGTTCGATAAACAGCATGAAGTGCCGACCGATTACAACGAGGATGGCGATCCTGTTTTCAAAGGGCCGAAACACAGGAGGAAATATTGCGAAGCTCATGGCTTATTTGATCGTAATGCCGGCCCTTCCGATCCGGTGCCGGCAAGATGTAGATAACCATCGAAACCCAAAGGAGAAAAAATATGGATTCAAACCAAACCGAAACAGATGAGCAGAAGGCGGCTGCGGAGACAAAAGCCGCTGAGACAAAAGCTGCAGAGGAAAAGGCTGCGGCAGAAACAACAACCGAAGAAAAAGCTGCATCCGAGCAGGATGCTGCAGGTGAAAAATTAGGAGTGGATTTCGACAAAAAAACTGATGAAGGCGATGCACATTCCGCCTATACCGAAACGCCAGAGGAAAAAGAGGCCAAAGCAAAAGCCGAGGCCGAGGCGAAAACAAAAGCTGATGAGGAAGCCAGCAAAAAAGACCCTGACAAAGAAGTTGACGAGAGCCTTCTTGAAAGGGCAGAAAAAGCCGGCTTGAATCGTGAAAAGGCCGGGGAATTCAATAGTAAAGAGGACCTCGAGCGAGCAGTTGCGCTGCTTGAGGAAAGCCAGTCGGAAAAAGCTAAGACTCCGGAAGTATTGGAGGCCGAAAAAAAGGCAAAAGAGGAAGCTGAGGCTAAGGTTAAGGACGATGAAGCACCGTATGACTGCAAGTTAAATCCGGATGAGTATGATGAGGGTATGATCAAAGCCCTTAATGACCTCGGCACAACGCTCAAGAAAAGAGTTGTTGCGCTCGAAGCAAGCCATTCTACACATGCGAAAGCTCTTGATAGTGATCGTGTCACAAAGCACACAGATTGGCTTGACTCGAAGATCAATCGATTGTCGGATGATAATTTGAAAAAGGTTTACGGAGAAGGTGACATCGATGATCTCGAGGAAAGCGGTGAGCAATTCAAAGCCAGAGCTGCTCTTGACACAAAAATCGCAAAGACAGCAGCTGATCTCCGTAAAGCCAAGAAATCGGTCCCTTCCCGGAACAAGCTTTTCGATATGGCCATTGAAGCGTTACATAAAGGTAAAACAACAGAGAAAGTAGATGCCAAAACTAAAACTAAGATTAAAGAAAGAGCAGCTGAGGCGTTAGGGGGTGGCAGCGGTAGGGTATCTGCTGAATCAGGGGAAGCAGAAGCATTGCAGATTCAGAAGGACTTTGACAAAAAAACTGATGAAGAATAACTGAGCTGACTGCTTTTAATTCCAGAAAGGTGGTTATATGCCAATTCGTGATCAGGATATAGCGGATCTATTGATAACGACACTTAATACGATCCGAAGGGAAAGATTTATCGACATGTCCCAGGAACTGACGGAGTACATTGTGGTTCCGTATCTCCTAACGCAACGTGGCGGCCTGGTGGTCAAAAAAGGCGGCGTTGGAATTGAAGAAACCTTGATGGTCGAACATGGCGGCCGTTCGAGGTTTGTTGGGGAATACGATGAGGACGTGATCGTTGTTATAGACCATTTGAAGAAGATGAAGCTGTTTTATTCGCTTCTGACCGACAACCTTGCCTACACTCGTTCTGAAATCCTCGACAACAGGGGCAAAGAGCGAATCAACAACATCATAAAGCCGAGACGCCGGGCCTTGTATCTGCGTGTAGCCGAAACGATGGAGGAAAATTTCTTTCAGACTCCGGATGCAGATGATGATTTGACTCCCTGGGGCCTTAAGTATTGGATCGTCAAACATGCGACGGCAGGTTTCAACGGCGGCTACCCAACCGGGTTTACCCGCATTGCGCAAATCAACTTGACGGAAGTGCCGCAATTCAAGAATTACACCGACACCTATGTTGCCATTTCAAAAACCGATCTGATTCTGAAGATGCGAAGGGCCCATCGAAGGACAAACTGGAGAAGCCCGAGGAAAGATCCGGGCGTTGAAGGCAATACCAGTCCAAGACGGCTGCTCCTTGCCAACGAAGATGTTGTTGAGGGCATTGAAAATATCGGTGAGGCCCAAAACGAGAATCTCGGCAGGGACGTGGCTCCTATGGATGCCGGTCAAAATAGATTCAGAGGCACAGGCTTAAGGAATACACCTGACGGCGAAATTTTGTTCAAACGACATCCGATAGTCTATGCACGTTCACTCGATAGTGATACGAGCGATCCGGTTTACGGCCTGGACATGTTCACTTTCCATGCCATAACACAACAGGGCGACAATATGCGTCTTGGCGATTTTACAGTCGCACCAACGCAGCACCGCGTATTCGTTGCACATCTTGACCATAAACACCAGACGATCTGCACGAACAGACGTAACAACTATGTAATTTCAAAATCATAACAACTGGCTAATCTCAAAATCGAAAATGCACAATAGCGTTTCGTAAAACATTCGAATATGTTTTAGAAAGGTTAAGGGTAAATATATGGGAATGCGTAATCTCGTACAGTACAGAAAACAGGCCTATGCCAAGAAGGCCTTATTTGTTTATCTTGGCACAGCGGCCTTGAAAAAAGGTTATGGTATGTGCTTCGACTTGGATTATTATACGGCCGAGACGGGTGAAGCCGTAACCGATCCTTTTGGGGCCCGTGGTATGAAAGTCGTGGAGGTTCCGAAAAGTTCCAACAACTATGCTTTTGCCGGTGTTCTGACGCAGAATTATCCGGCAAGGTCTTCCGGGATGCAGTTGGTAGAGCTTGCTCTGCCTGGTGGTTGTGCGATGATCGCACAACGTGCAACGTCCGTTATCAATACCGGTCTGTTGACTTGTGTTGTCGGCGAAGACGACAGCGGCAATATCACGGGCATCAACGGTTGTTTCGGTTACGGCGGATTCGCCGGCAGAGGTTCTGCTATACCACTGGAGACTCTGGCAGTTGCAGATGAAGGCGATATGCCCATGCAGGAGATAACCGGTGTATGCACATCGGTATATGACTCCGGAACGGGATTGACAACCTTCACCTGCGCAACAGGAACGCCGGGTACGTTTATGGGCTACGAGGCTGCTGCTGTTGACGCTTCCGACTACGAAGCAACCGTATGGGGCGGGGCCACGGCGGCGGATTCCACTGCGGAAAGATGCCCTTCGGGCGTCTATCCGGTTGTCCAGGCGACAGGAGCCACCACATTCACCGTCACCGGCGATACCGGCGACGGTGCCTGCACGGTGACACTCACAAAGAAGAACCTGTTGAAGCAGGCATATCTTATGGATGGACCGGAGTCCGGGCTTAGTGCTTACTTCCTGCCCGAAACGGCGGCGGTTATCACACCTGTAATCGATTGTGGTATGATAATAGTTCTCGGCGGCCTTACAATGGCAGCCGATTGCGAGCCGGTTATCAATGACGGGACCATTGACGGTATGCGTTTAGGTTTCTACCAGCTTGCTACATTGGTAACGAAAGAGATGCTGATAAATATCACCAGCGGTTATACGCTGTCAGGGGCGGCAATAGCCGGCACCACTTTGTCATCAATTGAGTTCAATACGGCAGGGGAGTGGTGTACTCTGGAATGGCATCAGTTTGGGCCGGCAGGTTCCACATACGGAGCATGGCAGCTTACCGGACTATCTGATACAGGTGTTGTGCCAGCGTAAGAATCTCAGTTTGGGTTTTGTTGGTCGAGAGCCCCGTCTCTCGGGGCGGGGCTTCTCGATAAATGAAGTGATAATACGAGAAAGGTGGAATTAACAATGGAGCAGTCAAATGTAAAGTTCGGCCGCGAACGATGGGAATCGATACCCGGTGTCGGCATTTTGAGGGCTTGGGGCGATACCGTGCCAACAGATGGTGAATCCGGCTATGCCCCTTCCTGCCAGTTTCAAAAGATAGACGGCTCAACTCTTGATACAGTGCTTTATGTCAATATCGGTACGGTAACTTCCTGCGATTTTGATGCGGCGGTAATGGCAAGTTAAAAAAGCAGACCATTGTGGTTTGCTTATAATGTAACTCAAATTGACGAGGTAGATTATGGATATTGTAGAGTTTCAAGAAAAGATGGATCCGACCCATCGAGCAAGTCTTTGTCGGATGCTTAAGATGAAACGGCTGCCGGAGAGTTTGCTTAAGCAATATGCTCGAGCGAAATTACTGGTAGATCGCATCGATGGCCATTTGTACGTCGGCGATCTGGCCCTGATTGCATTGGGAGCCGGCTTCAATCCGGACACAGGGAAGTTTTGTGTAACCGAGCGGGAGGTGCTTCAAGCACAGCCAGTTGAAGCCGAGCAACTTGTCGATGAGCCAGTCGAGCAACAGGTCGAAGTCGAACAAAGAGGTGAGGGCTATGCTTCGGGAAAAGAGCTGACTGATGTAGATGAAGCACAAACGGTTGAACAGCCTCAAGAGGCGACGATCGAGCAGCCGGTGTCTGGAGCGACAGGGCAAGCGCAAGAGCAGCCGACAGAACAGCCGCAAACCAGCTCCGAAAACGGCAAGCACTGGGCCCCGGGTATGCCGGTGTCAGTACTGCATAATGAAGAACTTAAGCAAGGTAATATCGTTGGTATTTATCCCCCTGTATTCGATGATAGTAGAAAAGTAACACAGCTTACAGTTGATTTTGGGGATGGAGAAACTTTAACCGTCAATGAAGATGAGGTAGATGCGTTATAATGGCTGAAAGCACTTTATCAACTACATTGACTGAAATACGTTTGGCTATCGCCCATTTTCTTGGGATAGATGTTGATATTACGAATTGGGACGCTGACCAAACGGCAATTATAAATTTAATCCTTAAAAGAGGCCTACGACAGTTTTATTTTCCGCCGCCACTTCTCGAGCAAACCGGAACGAGGACTGCAGTTACTCAGCCGGCCCACGAATGGAGTTTCCTGAAACCCATCACCACGTTAGACCTTATTGGTTCGTATGTGACAGGAACAATAGCAATCGCCGTTACGGAAACAACTGTAACTTTAACGGATGGTGTTTGGCCGAGTTGGACGAAAACAAATGGCACATTGGTTGTTGGTAACGTGGCATATGCGATTGAAACGAGAACAGATGATACCCATATAGAACTTTCAGCAGCATGGACGGAAGATACGGAGACGGCCGCCAGTTATATTTTGCGCCATGACGGCAACTATGATCTTCCGGATGATTTTGGAGGCCATGAGGGTGACATGATTTTTCCGGAAGGAAGCAACAAGCCGAATATTCGAATCATTGGTGAAGGCAAGATACGAAGTTTACGGGCAGGAACCACTTCTCGCACCTATCCTCAATTTGCAGCAATAAGACCCAAGAAACAGACAGTCACTACAACAGGCCAGAGATTTGAAATAATGTTCTTTCCCATACCTGCCGTCACAGACACATTAAGTTACAAAATGCTGGTTTTGCCGGAATTACTGGTAACTGCCACTATAACACATCCATACGGCGGGGCCATGCATTCAGAAACGATTTTAGCAAGCTGCCTGGCAGTTGCGGAAGAGCAGGAGGATGAGAAAAGAGGAGTAAAATGGCAGGTATTTCTGGATCGCCTGGCCGCAAGCGTTCAGATAGACAGAAGAATGATAAGTGCCGATCAC